TTCATCTTTCATCTTTCAATAAGGCAAATAGTTGATCTATGCGTTCTGTAATTTTTGCGATCATATCGTGGATTTCTTTCATTTGAACATCCATCGTGTTTTGAACAATCATTTTAATATACATTTCCCTATTCTGATTAGCTTCTCTTTCTTTGAATTCTCTGGTCTTAGCTAAATGATTGAAATGCCCACTTAGATATGATAGAAAAGCAATTAACCCAGCTATTAAAGGCAATCCAATAATTAAAAATGAGTTACCTAATTCAAGTATAGTAGATGTTGTTGTCATTTCTTTTTCTTAAATATGTCCTTAATTACTTGCGGATTTTTAAAAGCTAATTTAATGAGTTCAAATAACTCATACCATGCCCATCCTTTCTTTTTTCCGATGTGGTCTCCGAGGTCTTTTTTCATCTTAAAATAAGCCTGAATAATAAATGTTCCAGATTTGTTCTTTTGTTTCCATGGTTATAGGATTGTATAAGTAAAACGAATAACGTATTCAAGACCATTGGCAGATAAAGCTTCGAAATTCATACTCATTCTGTCATTGGTAGTGTCTGCCCTGCAAATAGCACTTCCTGCGATTGATGGGGCATTATTTATTCCAGATCCGTTTAATTGATAAAAATTGGTAAAGTTTGACGCAACCGGAATGCTTATATCAAAAACAGTATTTCCAGCTCCTGAAAAGTTAATTGTAACTGACCCTTCTACTGTCACCTGATTACCAACTCTTATATAGTGAAAATCTCCGTTTACACTTGATGAACTTACATTCGTCCCATTCGTCAAAGTCGGTGTATAAGTTCCGCTTGTCAAATTATTGGCTGTAATATTATTTGCAATCGTGACATCTTGAGTAGTTCCATCTATAGTTATTGCTTTAACCTGATTTGTTCCAAATTCAAGATTCTTAGCCCCTACCGTAGTCATTGCACCTGAATAAGCTGAACCGCCTGTCAGGAATGATCCACCTGCTGAACCATCAATACCCCAAAGCAATCTGCCAGATGTATTCTGCATATTGAAGAATTGATAACCTGTAGTTGCTGAAGCGGAACTGTAAACAGTTGTGTTATTACCTTGTGTTGATGTAAGTGTTCCTGAAAGGCTTAAAGTCCCACCTGTTGCATTCCCGATATTCGGAGTAGTCAATGTAGGTGAAGTCGCTTTAACAACATTTCCTGAACCTGTGCTTGACAGATAGGAAGGCGTAGTGCCTGCCATTTCAACAATGCCTGTGCCGTTTAATAGTGTATAATCAGTACCTGCCGTTGCATTACTTAAAGCCCCTGAAGTGGATTTAACTAAGCCATTTGTCAATCCTGCCGAAGTTATCACCCCGTTATAATCAACGCTGAGTTTGCTCACATCCTTATTGAAGAAGTTCACCAAGTTACCACCTGTCAAAGCCTGTGAACCATCATTTGATTTGTAAGCACTGAATTTAAACGCATCGGTCGGGTTGGTATTGTCGATGTTTGTTGCAGGCTGTCCTGTAAAATTAAACCACGCAGTCGATGATTCGCTGTTACTGCCTAATGAAGGAGCCATAAGCGAACCACTGCCTGAACCTAATGAAATTCCACCATTCGAAACTCTTTTAGAATAAGTTATAATATCGCCTAAAAATTCCGATTGACCTAATGGACTAATCTTCAATAGTTCAGCGCTTCCATTTTTAAAATTATACGCATTACCCGATGTTATTGGGTCTGGTCCCTCGTTTATATAAACCTGAAACTTAATACCATTGGCAGGGTTCCTATTATAACGGTTCGCTGCTGGGTGAGCCAGTATTTCTAAAAGATTAGTTGCACTTTCAGATGATGCTCCTAATAACGGTGCATGAAGCGAACCACTCCCAGAAGCCAATCCGACATGACCATCTGAAATTTGAGAGTCTGTCACCCAAATATCATTTGTAAAGAACTTATCTCCACCGATTGAGTCAGTCCCATTAGTCAGAACTCCGCCTGTTGTTGGTGTTACTGCGTGTAACCTAATTTGACTGCCTGAAACAGATATACCGTTTGTGGTTGCAGTTGGGCTTATTGTTGTAGTTGTAATAACAGGAATTATTGATGTAGGATTAATCCAAACCGCTCTTTTAATAGAGTTATCCCATTGAAGAATATAATCGTCTGTCAAGCCACCTGAATAGGCAACTAACGTGTCCATTGTGTTAGGGTTCAAATAGGTAGTAACCATTTTTGTGGTTGCATTTCTGCGAACCGTTACATTCGTTTGAGCCTGTACGAAGATTGGTAATAGTAGTAATAAGAGTAATTTTTTCATGATTAATAAACTAAAGTATAAGCAGTTGATGGTTGTAAGCCCGACATTATTCGGGTTGATAAATTAAAATCGCCCATTGGTTGCGAATAATTGCCTGCGTAAAGTGTTTTTAGGGCAGGGATAGCAGGTAATGGATCTCCACCTAAATATGTTGTGAAATCGTATTCGCCTGATGAATCGGTTGTAAAAGAAATGGTATCATTTAAAACACCACGCAAAGCACCAATAGTAGTACGATAAGTTACGTTATTGCCTGTTTCAGCTACGACAATAATCGTACTATCATCAAGCGTGCCGGAATAAGCCGGAAAATCTTTTGTATATATTCCTACTACTGGCATATCATTTTAATTTACTAATACATAAAGTCCGTTATCAACATAAACATCTACATCCTGATACCATACGTTTTGATTTACATCTAAAGGAATAATTTCACCAAATCCGATTATTGTTCCTGTAAATGTAATAATTTCACCCGAATTAGACACCATTTCAAGATTAGATAAGAATCCTGTGCCTGCATCATTTATGCCTGTCATTTCCCAACCTCCGATAACTTGAGTCCTCATCAATATTGCTAAATCATCCCATGACATCCCTAAATCGGAAACCATTACGGCCTCAAAGTTGATTTGGTATGAGTTAGCCAAAGGGAGCGATTTTAAAGCTCCTGACTGAGTACGTTTTGCCGTATTGATGAAAGTAACCGCCTCACTTAATCCGTTAGATGTAAGACACGCTATCGGTTCATCATTCCAATATAATATGCAATCGTTACCGTTCATCATATCACAGTCACTTTAGTTGTTTCACCATAATCAGGCTCTAATGTATAATCCATTGCAATTTCAGTATTTGCTATTCTTGTGTGAACTGCCTTACAGATATTTGCCTGTAAATCATATCGCAAAGATACAGGCATAAATCTGCCTTCAACTAAGTCAATCGTAAACAAAGACAAAGGATTGAAATAATTAAATATAGATCCCTCAAATTTCACGAATGGCCCTGCATACATTCTCTGAAGTTCCTCAACTGCCAGTCTTAGAAATGGCTTTGTAGCTTCAAATGGCTCTGATAGTACGGATTCTGATAAGCCTCTGCGTTTCCAATCTGTTGTTAAAGTTGTTTCATCACTTTCATATATTGCACCTAAATATAAACCGGAAACGCTATCACCGCAAAACACATCAATTGTATCAGGAACGTAACTAAATGCTCCGTCTTGCGTTGCTGTATGAATTTCACCAACCTGAATACCTAAATCTAAATAGGCTTTTGCAGATATTGAAGTATAAACAATATTCTCTACTGTTCCTGAAGGTGCAAGTATTCTGAATGTAATCACTCCGCTTGATGGAACGATACTTGACGTAATCGTTGCTGTTCCTGTTGTTCCTGCCTCAGATCGTAACTGAAAATAACTTAATCCCGGCAAAGGAATTACCCATGTTAAATCAGCCTGTAAATAATAGGTATTAATCCCATCAAATAGGCTAATTACAAAGTTCATATCCGTACCATTAATGTAGGCCGGATTTTCGTATTCAATTACAAACTTGACATAGTTCTGAACGCTTACATTAAAAGTGACCGGGAATACATTATCATTCTCATAATAATTTGTTAGTGTCGGATAAGTGCCACCATCTGAATAAAATATTACGCCTCCTGTTGGATATAACCCTGCATACATTGTGCCTGTCTTAGTCCATCCTGGAATCGTTACATCGTCACATGGCCCTATCGGATCTCCACCACATCCCTGACTTGCTCCTGATAAATCTGCATTATCCAATTCCTCGTCTGGATTCTGTTTCACCCCATACTTATAAGACATGGACACGTTTTTATAAGCCCGTTCAATCATACTTAACTGATCGGTCAAAATATGGAAATAAGGTGCGATAATTGCACCCTGAGAATACCCTCCTAAAAGTTGTTTAATATTTTTAGATACCGTCCCTGTATAAACATTATCTGTATATGACCTGAAAACTAAAGTATCTGATAATGCAGCTTCATTTGGTCTATAAATAAACCATTCACCTTCTGATTGAATAATACAAGCAGTCCATTGTTTAAGAATTGAATCCATTACCTCCTGACAATTCATTGGGTTTATTTCATCATCCTTTAAGAATCTTTGAGCATCGACAAAAGTTTCATTTAACGGGTCTAATGTGTCGGAGGGAGTGTAGCTATCGGGGTAGATATTTACGCACGTATTAATCACTATTGAAGGATAAGCTAATCGATTCAAGCAGTTATAAATCACCTCTAAAAATGATTGCTTACCTAACCAAAAATTACCATCATTTTGAACGTATGATAAATTCTTAATCAAGCCCAATCCATCTACTGCATTTACTTGTATTGTGTAAGGCGTAAAAGCAAATGATTCTTGACATCCATCTGGAATTATAAACCCCGACCAAATCAATGAAGCATTACGGTATATTTCAACTAACCACTTTTGTTCATTTTCTGTGTAAAGGTCTTGCAGTTGAAAGTTCTCTGTTGCGATTAAATTTAAAGTACATTCTGAGCCTCGTAATGGTTGCATTTTATTATCGGAACTATTGTTATAGTCAATAATAATCGGACTCTCCTGTGCTTCTATTTCTTCTGCCGATAGCGTTCCATCCTTTTCGTAGATATTGCAGGTATAAATATCAACTGTATTCGGAGTTCGTTTATCTCTGTCCGAATAAAAAGTAAAGTAATATCTAATATTATAACTCATGGCCCGAATCTTTGAAGTTTAGCACCTGCCCGATTCAGAACCCCTACTAAGTTAGGCCCCGATATTTCAAACACTACCCGACCGCCTCCAAAATCTACGGATGAAGCCGATGAAGTTGAGGCCGTACTTGTAGAATATGCAGGCTGTGGCGCTGGTTGTTTCTTTTTGAATAAACCGCTTAAGATTGAAACCGCCCCCAAAGCAATGCCAACGCCACCAATAATGCCGCCTAAACTACCAAGAGCGCCTTTAGTACCTTCTTTTACAACTTCGCCACCTACACCTTTTTTGCCAAGCAATCCCCCGACTCCCAATAATGTACTAAATACATTACCTTTTTTTTGTGCTGTTTTATCGCCAAGCAATGCAAGAATTCCAGTAGTTGCCTCACTTGCTAAAACACTTGCAAACGTGTTTAAAATACTCTTGCCCAATGCAGCAAAGGAAAATTTACCGTTCATTAAAATCTCATCAAAGAAAGTCTTAAATGAACTGCCGAGATTAGGCAGAATATCTGATTTAACGTAATCTGAAAATGAAGTAAGAGGTTCTGTTAATCGGGTTGTAATATCGGGAGGCAATCCGATTAAAGGCGTTTTACCTAATTCGGCCTCCGTTGCTCTATATTTAGCTAAGAACGTATCTAAAGAGTTGAGGCGTTCAATGCTTATTTGTTTTTCACGTGCAAATCTTTGGTCATCAACTGTTTTTAATACTGAAGCCGCTTTATCGCCTGAACCACCAACAGACCCAGATAATTTAGCTCCTTTTTCAATTTCTAAGTTTATTGACTTTTCTAATTGTAGGTTATTGTTAGTTAATATATTAGAATCGGTCTTTAAGTTATTTATTTGAGATTGAATAGCCTGAACTTGTTTTAATGCTTTTACTTCATTATTTGTAGCAGTTATACTTCCAGTACCTTCTTGACCTGCTGCACCTATTGAGGCTAAACTTATGGCTCTTGCTTTATCTGCGGCTGCTTTTTGTTTAGATAATTCAATTCCTAAGTCAATTATTTTCTGTTCATTCTCTAACTGCCTTTGTGAATTCTTAGTAATTAAATCACCTGCCGCCCTTGCACGTGCGGTTGCAATTATAGAAGTAGTTAGCCTGTCGTAAGCGTCTTTTGTTTTAGTTGATGCTTCCTGCTCAAACTTAATATTTCCAAAATATGCAGGGTATAGCCTTTGTAATTCTTCATAGGCGGATTTACGCTTTTCTAAAGTTAATTGACCATTGGTATATTGCTTGAATAACAGATTTAAAGTAGTCGTTTCCTGTGCAGCCGATTGCGCACCCACTAACTGCGCTCTCTGTACCTGACCTAATGAATTGGCGTATTCATCTGTTGACTTTTTAGCATCCTGAACGGTTTTATTCGCTCTTTGCTGATATTGCTGATAAAGTAAAATGCCTGCGCTTATGGCAGAAAGCGCAAAACCTAAACCGCCTGCACCAAGCAAAGAACCCCCTAATGCCTTTAACGCTCCGCCTGTTGAACCTGTTTCTGATTTTAACCTTTGAAAAGATTCAAGCAATGGGGTTAAGTTATTCTGAATACCAATAAAACCAAAAGGAGCGTCCTGAGCAACTCTGCCTAAGTTTTGAAGTGCAAAACCTGCCTGATTAGCGCCTTTAGCAATCGAACCACCTAATTGAGCAGAAACCGCAGCAGCATTTTGAGCAGTCTTTTTTAAGTCGGCATTTACCTTGTCTGAAAACTTAGATAAGTCCTGCTCACCTTTTTTAAGGTTACTTGAAAAGTTACCTATCTCCGCATCAATCCGTACTTTTAATTCAGCGTCTGCCATGATTTTTAATTGCTTGCTTTAATTTTTCCGCTGCCTTTTGTATTCTTTGTTCATCCGCTTCCTCTTCATCCGCAAATTTAAGTAGCTTTTCAGGACTTGCAGGGGGCGTTTTAAGGAACGGATTATGTCTTACTATTTGCCAGGTCTGCCATCGGATTGTTTTTAATTCCTCTAATTGCTTTGCCCTGAACCCGTCAAGAATTACATAGTACTCAGCTAATGAAAGTGAATAAAAGTAATCGTATGTTAAGCCAATTTCACCTACGGCAACCTGTAAAATATCTTTACGCCAGTTGATTTTTTGGATTTGGGTTGGCTTTTTTTTTGCTCCGGTTCTTCCTGAGTGCCAAACAAAGCACTTAATAATTTAGCTGTAAATTCGGCAACCTTTGGTGAATTACCACCGCCCCATTCATCAAGCCAATCATATACATTATCGGGTTCGTAAGGAAAGTCAATTGCTTGACCTTTTTCAGTCTTTAGCCTTTGCGCATCCTTTGCAGAAAAGTAAATGAAATGCCTAATCGTTGGAACAAACTTTTTATCTAATGATTCACCAATATCAGATAATGAAATTCCCATCGCTTCCAATGTCTTTTCAGTTGCATACGTTCCGCAATGGAAATCCATATCCTTGCCATTTACAGGTATCTTAAAAATCTCAGCCATAAATTACGTTGTTTGTGAAATTTCTCCGTTACCTTTAATTGAACCTGTAAAAGTGATGCTTTCGCCTGCCGGAGAAGTCAGTTCCAAGTTTTCAAGGTAGCCTTCACCGTACTCAGTTACGAATGCGGGAGAGCCTATTTCTTCTTTCCAATAGATTAAAGTTTTAGCTCTCATTAAGCCTTTCAGATAATCCCAAGACGCTAAAGCAGTATCACCACCTACCGAAGTGGTATCTGTTAGTAGTCCCTCTAAAGGTTTGTTATAACTGTACGCATTTGGCGTTACCTGAATTACTCCAGGATCGCATTTGGTTTGAACTTCATTAAAAGTTACGGTTTCAGCCGTTCCGTTTGAGGTCAAGCAAGCGATAGGCACATAGTCCGATCCTCTTAGAATGTAAAGGATGCTATCATCCCCGTTTACAAAAGTTGTCATAGTTATTGTTTTAAGTGGTTGTTGAAATCTGTTTAATTTTATGCGTAAATATTAATATTTTGCGATACACCGTATCAGCTACATTGTCCTCTGTTAATCCCCTGTCTAATGTTTTCCGAACGGTTACAATCTGAAAGTTATCCATTACAGGATAATCTAAAGTATTGCCAGTTCTAAGCAATTGTAATACTTCATTTGATATTTGTTCTGAAAGTAGTTTCCCCCCTTTCTGCTTTGGGAACTTAGTCACTATGTCAATTGTAATAGAACAATCCTGATAAAAACCGCACTTTATCATTATATCGGATGCAGTTTGATTAGTGATAATCCCGTAAGCAATAGCAGTTCCGATTTGTGCAGGATCGGCACCAACTCTCTCATCGTAGAATGGTATTACCGTTCCCGATATTTCTATCGTAGAAAGTTTAGCTAAATATGCCTGCCTTAATTCGGTCTGTACTTCAAACATTTTTCTTTAGTATCTTTTTTAATTCTGCAATAAATAATGGACTTTCTTTTAAAAAAGCTGGTATTAAATAGGGTTGTTTCATTATGCTACCTTTACCATTTACATAAAACTTTCTTGCAGCTTCCTGTATTTCTTGAGGTAATGTAGGAACGTATGATGCTGCGTCCGTTCCTGTTCCAAATTCTACATAAATCGGTATCTCATTACTTGCCTCAATCCCTACGTCAAAAGCAAACCCATTATTTAAAGGCGTTTTATTTATAAATTGAGCAACACTAATAGATTCCGGATCTGATTTTTTACCCATAATCAGCAAGAAATTAGGTGCATTTCTAATCGCATCCTGTTCTATCTGAGTTGCACTATCCAAAACTTGCAATTTTACATCGGCAATAGTCTTTTCACTCAATCGCTTTAACCGATTTTCAAGTGACTTTAATCCCTGTATTTTAACCGTTGCGTTTGCCATTTACGTAGTTTCAATTGGTCTGTCCTGAACTATTAACATGGTGTATTCTCTTTTATGCCTTGTGCCTTGTAACTCAACTGAGTTGATAGTGTATTGATAACCGTTCCATTCTAAGTACATTAAGTTAGTTGGGGTAAATGCCGCCCTGTATTTAATTCTCAATCTGTAAATCTGCTCTAATTGCCTTTCCATTTGTTCTAAATCAGAACGTGAGCGGATTTGGTCAATAGCTATGTAAGTTGTCAGCAATTCAATACGTTCAGGCGTAGTTCCGCCAGCACCATCAGAAATATCCTGAAAGTCTATGAAAGTGCCTCGCTGATCGTAGTTTCCGGTCATTACACAATTGGATTTAATCGGTAACTAAACTCTAATTCAGTACTCGTATTAATAGCCTTATTCACCTGCTCATTAGTTGCATCTGCTCTATATTTAAAAGCCGTTTCAACTCTCATGCAGATAGCTGATTTTAAATCTTCAGGTAAGGTATTGGTAACTACTGAACCCGCCTGTGTATAGTAGCCTGTATAATAGTTCAAAGTCCATTCATTATAAGTACGCAAAGCGGTTCCTAAAATATCCCAATACGGGTCATAGTTTTGAGGTCTGCAGGGCACTCCAACAGTAATCTGTGGCGTATCATAACCGAATAGATTATAATCAGTTGAACCTATCGGATTGCCATCTTTATCTACTATGCTAATAATCTCCTTAAATGGTGCATAAGGCAAATATACTTTATACTGATTACTAACTAATTGAATCTCTTTCTTTCCGTATGCCAATCCTGTGAACTTTTCAGAGGAAATACGTGCTGCTTTAATTAGTCTGGTAATCAAAGTATCAAAATCCGTAAAATCAATCTCCATAAAGTCCTTACAATATTGAAGGCTTACAGGTTCTTCGGTTAAATCAGTTACTATCTTACTTTGAAACATCGTCTTTCGTTTTATAAGTTGATTTATCCTTTTTGTTAGTCAACTGTAAAGCATGGCCTGAGATAATCAAGTAATGCCCGAAGCTATCAGATACCTCTGCAATTTTGCCCCTATTCCCTGAACTATGCGATTTGATATACTCGATTTTCATGCTTAGATAATTAAAAAGCCCTGCCACCTTTAGCAGATAACAGGGCTCTTATCTTATGAGTTGCTTAACTTAGGTTGTAGCTTCAAGCAATGCCTCAGCAGTTGCAAAGTCACCTTTAACAAGTACCTGAGTATCATTTGCTGATACGAACTGAACCAATCTCTGCTCTAACAAGATAGTTTTCTTGTTATTGATAAAGTCGTTTCCATCCAATCCGATCTGAACTCTCATTCCTTGGCGGAACAGTACATTAATTACTGATAAGTCACCACCGATAAAGTCGATTCCCAAGCTATCCAAAGCATTAGTACCAATCAAGCGAACACCTTGCAGAGTTGTGTAACCCTGAGCATCACGACCTAAAAACGCAGTTGGGTTTGTGTACTCACCAACAGTTGTTTTAGTAGAAATCATTTTTGCAAGGAATCCCTCATTTACAAAGAATCCTGTAGGAATACCAAACGCTTTTTTAACTTGCAGAATTGCAGCGATTAAAACGTCGAACTCATTTGCATCAGTAATAGTTCCTGCCATTGTCGAACCTGTGAATGCAGTTGCATACTCATCAAGTCCTTTCAGGTTGTCGCCTGTTCCCGGGCCCGAAAACAAATCAGTTTCAGTTGCAATATCAGCACGTTTCATCAGATTGTTCTGAACGTATGACATCAGTTGTGGCAAGTCATCCATAAACTCGGTTGTAACTTTGCCGTAAACAGCGATCTTTTTAGCAACCATTTGACGCTCTTCATAACGAACTGACAAAAATGTTTTAGTGTCACCCTCGCCGATAAAGATCGGAGTACCCTGCTCATCCAATTCCTCAATCCACATAGCGTATGGTTTAGCCATTGAACCAGTAGATACGTTCTGTAAGTAAGTCAATTGACGCTTACGGATAGGGCTGATAATGCCTGTATTCTGGGTTAAGCTATAATTGCTCTCAGAACCTACCGCCTCAATCGTATTGAAATCTCCAATTGTTACGGCTTCTTTCAAGTCGAATACCAAAGGGCCATCTTGCTTACCATCATTTTTGATGATATTTTTGATAGTTTCCTTTTGCTCCATGTAAGCCTCAGTAAATGCCTGCTCAAATGATTTAAGTTTCCCGGTTGTTTCGGTTTTCTTATTCATTTTAGTAGACAGGGCATCGTGCTGATCCTGCAATTCTTTTACTTTCGCTGTCAAATCATCTTTGATAGCAGTAATATCCTCTTTTGTGGCTTTTGCCTCAAGTGCCTCAAGTGCTTTTTTAGCCTCAGCTAAAGCATCAGTTGCTTGTGCTTTTGCACCATCTACGCCATCTTTCAGGCCTTTAGACGCTAATTCAATTGCGTCTGTTATTTC